GGGGAGGATGCAAGGGAGGGTTGAGCCTCTCCAGCTCCCAATGCCCCACTTCCCGGTTAAGAGCAGCATTGCCGTATTGCCAAAGGCTATGATCACATTCGGCTGGCAGGATTCAATCTCCCGCGCTAGGATTTCCTGCGCCTCATGGACGAAATTCAGCGCCGGCTTTCCGTGCAGATCCTTGTGCATCGGGGTAATGTCTTTCTTCCGCTCAGCGAAAAACGAGTGCCCTCCGTCTGGGGAATATTGCCGCACCGCCCAAGTTGAGTAGCAATTGCTGAGCTGAATTCCAACCTCGGAGAGGAGCTTACCCAGTTCCCCTCCGAGATACCCGGAGAAAGGCTCACCGGATTCCAGATCTGCCTTGCGGAAGCACTCGTCCACTAGCATAATGCGGGAAGGGAGTGGGCCGATTGGAGAAGGTAGTTTTTTCATAATTTGAATACTCCCCTGAAATTTGGTAAAGCATCAACATGTCGGATAAGGGCATATTTTTTCATATGCTTCAACTGCTCCACCAAACTGATAAATTCAGCATCACCCACATCATAAAAGCGAACAAAAGCTTGTCTTTTATACACCCCTGTTAGTATTATCGTGTTGTTACCACGAAATCCTACATCAGCATCAACACGAGTATGTTCTTTAAGTTCTGCGATACTTGCTGTTACGAACTCTCTGTGGAATTGCAACTGAGCCTTTAAGGCCTTAACCTCTAATTCTAGGGTTAAGATTCCGAGCTTCTTTTTTACCCACCGCAGGAGCGGGCCTATTGGCCAGGGGGTTTTAGGCATCGCAGTTCTCCAAGGCTTTCAGCCTCTCACAACAGATTGCATAATACTCCTTCTCTTTTTCCAGTACAATCGCCTTGCATTGGAAATGATGCGCGGCAGGGATGATCGGCCCGGTTCCGGCAAAGCAGTCCAGGACGGCGTCGCCTGGGCGGACGGACCTCTGCAAGAGGTTCTTGAACAAGGCCACCGGCTTCTGCGCTCCGTGGGATAGCTGCTCATCCGCCGTAGTTGATATGACATCTGGATAGATGTGGGTTACCGGTTTCTTCCCTTTGATTGCATAGAGCAGAGTTTCATATTGCCGGCGGGGGCCTTGGTCCGGCAAGGGGACGCGACCGGAGTTCGGCTTGACGCAGATGAATGGTGTGCGGAAAACATACCAACCGGCCTGTTGCATCAGGGTCTTGAGATCGGCGAAGTTAAGGATATCGCAGAACACATAGGCGTGGGCTTGGGGCTTGCAGACTTGATAGGATAGCGGACACCAGGCTTCCATCAAGAGCATCCAGGCTTCCCTGGAGTCGTCGTAATGGTGCTGGATACCGGAGAGTTTTCCAGCCGCATCGCCGAAGGAATCCGCGCCCATGCCGTAGGGAGGGTCTGTGCAGATTACATCAACGCCGGAACCTGGGTTATCCGACATACCATCCGCATACGCGCGCATCCATTCCAAGCAATCAATGTTGAACAGGTCGTGGATTGCCGAAGAGAAAGTCTTCCCGGTTTCCTCCGCCAGGGCTATGTTCCTCTCTCGATTCTCCTGCTGCTTCAGCAGCTTAAAGGCTTCATCGACGGTCTTGGCTTTCTGGATTTCCGGATTGCCGAGGTGCTTGGCTACGATCAATTCCCTGCGGACTTTGTCTTGATAGGCACCATCGGAGCGGCCGGAGAGTTCCTTGGCGGTGTCGGCTACGGACCATTCGGCAGGCTTTCCAACTTCGTGTGGTTGTGCGAGCACTTGCTTCTGCCGCAGCTTATGCAACCTCTCATGGGCCGCTGCCAACTCCTGCCAAGTCAAGTCCCTCCGCTTAAGGTTCTCGTCCAGCTCCGCTTCCTCCGCCTCCAGGAAGGACAGCTCCCCCAGGGTTACATAGGGCACCGAGCCGGGTTCGATTACCTTATTGTTATAGAATAGGGAGTGGCCAAGCATGAAGAGGTCTTCGATTGCGCGCAAGCGGCGTTCGCCGGAAACCAGGGTTAGGCCGGCTGCGGTTTCCCGGACAACTGGAGCGTGCAAGAGTCCGATTTCCGCAATGGAAGTTGTTAGTTCCATTAAGGAGTCGGGGGAGAACTCCTGACGCTGGCGGTTCGGGGATATGAGGATTGAAGAGATTGGGATTGTGTTCAATTTGTTGCCTCCTAGTACCAGATTTTTTTAAATGCTTCTGTATCAATTTCATCTAATTTTAAAGCTAATTTCACAAGCATATCAAGCACAGCGTCCCGATCTTTTATAAGGTTTATAGCGTGTTCTGGTGCGACTGTGGCTACTGTATCATTTAAAGAACTTGCTATATCAACAAGACGACTATCTTGGTGTGCACCGAACTCAAAGTACCTGGGGAAACGCTCTTCGACATATTTCTCTCTCATTTTTTCAATTCTCCGCTCGTTTGAGTACTCCATTTCAATTTCTATAGGTGGATTCGGGGTCGCCGTTTAACGATTGACCGCTCCCCGGTGTGGTTGTATGCATGGGATGAAAAACGCCGGAGAGGGGCAAATTCGACACCCCAATCTCCGGCGGATTACACATAAAATTACTTATAGTTTTCTCCAATTCTGTGCAGGATATTATATATAGTTGTTACGGTTGTCTTATAAAGGATAGAAAGTTCTTTTCTAGTATAAAATTTAGAAGCATCTCTTATTTCATTTGCCTCTTCCTTGGTAAAAGAGAATTTTCTTCCTAGCTTGCCCCTCCTACCCTTACTAATACAATCATAAATATTGTTTTTCTGTGTAGTCTGCTTTAAGTGGTTTGGATTAAAGCAGATCGGATTATCACAAGTATGTATTACAACTAAGCCTTTTTTAAGCTTACCAACAAAAAAAGCATAAGATAGCCTATGAGTTTTCCATTCTTTTCCCTCAGCCTCCAGTTTTCCATAACCATATTTATCTTTTTGCCCTGTCCATATCCAACATTCATCATCATTTTTGTGGTTATCCACACATTTAAGTAATTTTAATTTTGCCTCATGGGTCATAATAAACCTCCTTTTTGGTTTAATTCCAACAATCAAATAAATAACACACACCAAAAAGGAGGTCAACATTAATTAATTCTTTGCCGGGATTATTATAGATTAATCCCTACGAATTATTCCGTTTCTCAGTCTTAGCGACTCCCGTTTCCATCAGCTCATTCAACGAAGAGCCTAAGTTTTTAGCGGCCTGGGCTACATGGAAAAGAACATCTGAGAGTTCTTCGATAAGCTCATCCCTACCCTCTTCCGGTTCGATGCCCATATCCTTAGCAAATTGTTTTTTCTTCAGGATATGGGCTACCTCCCCAGATTCCGCGCAAATTGCCAAAACATTCGTTGATAAGGAATTAACCGGAAATGCCGTATAAATTCTTTCTGTGTACTCTTCAGTTTGCATGATACTCTCCTCTGTTTCTTGTATGCGATTTTCCAGTAAGTTCAGCTAACCTGTCTCCGCGTACTGACTGTGCACAGTTTACTGGAATTGATTAACCCCCCTATGCCTTCAACACCTTCTTAATCTCAGCATAGATATCTTCCCCTACAACCCGATGCTGCACGAATCCCTTCGCCAGTCTTCCGGTTATCATGCTGAAGGAGAAAGGCTCTCCAGGGGTGTTGAGGCCGAGGGCTTCGCGGAGCTTGCCGAGGCCAACGTTTTTCCCTTTGCCCATATCCAACTCCCCGGAGTCGGTGAGGTCCAGCATAATGCCCTGCTTGCAAATGATTTTGTCCCTTCCGCAGAAGGTTTTAACCGATTCGTCTTGGATTTCCCACTGAATATCGAGGGCCAGTCCAGAGACAGATGGATCGTCTCTCTTCTGCCAGGTTCTGCAATCCACCTTCCCCGCGAGAATCATATATCCGTCGCCAGACATATTATCTGGTGGATTGATGAGGGAAGTGTCATTGGAATCGTTTACGGTTTGGTTTAAGAATTGGTCTGCATCAAACATAGGTGTTACCTCTTATTGAGTTGTTGGTTTGGGCTTATGCCCGGTTGTTACTGCTTGCTGCTTGCTGCTATCGTAGTTCTTTTATCTCTGCTTTTTTACAGGCTTCCAGGCGGTAGAAACTTGTTGAGGATTCGATTGGAGAGGCTCGGAAGATTAAACAATCAGCACCACCTTTCTTCAGCATCAACGACACACAATTCATACACTTATCAGCCCCGCAGTCAATTTTAATAACGAGTTCGGTCATTACCGCCTCCCTCCCCTCTTCTCCCATTTATCCAGTATCGTCCGGAAGTCCGGGTTATTCTTATTGCTTATCGGCAGGTTCCGAGTCTTCACATCCGCCAGCGCACTCGCCGTATCCCAATACCACTTATCAACATTCCGCACGGTTAGGATAGCATCAGAGAACATCGGAGCTAGTTTCGGCGGGAGCTTCTTCCCGAGGGTGCTGACCATTAACTTAACTCCGCCCAGGACTTCATCAACCTCCCGTTCGACATGAGAGAGCAGCACGAAATGGCAGATGCAATCATCGCAGATCTTGCGGAGGAAGTTCTCCAGGAGGTTTTGCGCAAGCCCCCAGTCTTTTTGATCCCGGTCTGCTTTGCCTCCGACTACCGTTTTCATCGCAGCGTTGGAGAGGCCGGTTAGTCCGTCGATTACAACTGCCTTGTCCGCTCCGAAGGTATCAATGCAGCCGTAGGTATTCCCCGCATCATCCGTCACGTTGTTGAAGGTGCGGAGGAATTGCTCGAACTGGTTGTACTTGCTACGGTTCGGATCGGACATCTTTTTCAAGCTTTCGTAGGCGAGCTTGTTGACGTAGCCCACAGAGTCTGCCATATCCCCCCAGGTGGAGGATGCAGACTTCACTGTAATAATGTGGAGGTTGGAAGGGACGGGCTTGCCACTATCCGCCCAATATCCGATTAAGGACTCAGTGCCCGCTTCGAAGGCGAAATAGAACGTCTCTATTCCAGCATCGACTAGAGTCCCGATTGAGTGGGTCTTGCCCGTACCTGTTGGCCCCATCAGGAGGATGTTCACTCCAGGAAGGGTTGTTGGCGCGGGAGCGCTGTTGTCGGCTCTTACATCAGGCATTAGCTATTGCCTCCCTTTGTTTCCGATAGAACCCTTTTGTATGGGTTGCGCGTTTTGCAGCTTTAATCATAGCCTTACCGCGCAGCCTTCCATGCATATGCCTGATTCTGTAACTCTCCTGCTTAGAGCGTGTTACACGACCCAGAACACTCCAATCATACAGGCAAGAAATCCATATCACAGTAACAGTTTCTTCTGGTGCTCGCTGCAGTTGTTTATATTTCGCATTTTTCGGTGTTGCCATCTTCTTCAATCTCCTTTTCAATATTAGCAATTAACAGCAATAGTTCATACCTCAGTACCCCTTCCGGAAAATCCTTATGCAAGCCGACGAAGGTCGTATCCCAGATCGAACCGGGAAGCCTTCCGGCGAATAGCTGCCGGGGTTGACACTTTCCGCAGATCCCAACCATCCCCTGCCAATGCCTAGGCCCATCCCCCTCTGTTGGTAATCTCGCATACACTTCTCCGCAGCTATCACAATACCACATGAAGTTGGCTTGCCAGGAGAGGTGCGGCGGGATGGGGGATTGGCCAAGGTATTTCCCGTTTATAAAATAGAGGCGTTTCATGGATTATTTCCAGCTCGCCTCCCACTCTTCCACGGATACTTCCTTATGCTGCATCGGGTCCCAGACTCTGCGTTGGAAGTCTGCTTGCAGGACCTCATACGGGTTCTTGGACTTGCAAACTCCCCGGAATGGGCAGCCGCCATAGTCGTTGCACGCAGGTTCGAAGTTCCTGTCCCAAGGGTTGCCAGAGCGGACGCAGGCTCCGTCCAGCGCTTTCCGGGGTTCATAGATCTGCTGAGCATACATCCCCAACATTCGGTCAATGTCCCGGTACAGCATCTCCTCCCAACGATCAAGTTCCCAGCCAGAACGATAAGTGATAGCTTGCTGAGTGTCGTATTTGGACTTGAGTATGGATATGCCACGAACGATGGTGCCTTGCATTGGCACACCGATTCGTCTTCCTGCCCAACAATAGCTAGTGAACTGCGATCGCAAATCCCACTGCGCCCCCCACTTCTGCCCGAGCTGGGTTGTGGTCTTCTCGTCGAAGTTGAACACGGCCCCGGCAAACTCTGCTACCATATCTGCCCGACCGGAGAACAAGAGCGGATTGCCGGAGCCTGGGTGCAATCGGTCGAGCGGTTCCGCGAAAGAAAACTCAATCCCCCGGCGACCGCTTGGCAGGGTTATCGGCTCCGCTCCGTCTTGGCCTAGGGGATACATGGAGAGATAG